TCGTAGTTGCCAGTCGTGCCCAGCGCGGCGAGCTTGGAACCCCACAACAAATTCACGGAATTGAAAGCATCTGTAAGCGCTTTTGGGTAGCCCTGAACAGGCTCAATGGAGTAAGCAGCACCACTGGCCGACGCCCCCGCATACGCAGGAAGAATAGACAGCACGGTTTCGCTGACGATGTTAGCGACCTCGTAACGTCGCCCGTCTGGCCCGTTAAACGCGTCGCCGAGCCGCGAGGTGGACGCGAATGTGGTGCCAGTACCGGTGACAGTAGTGGAATTTTGGGTGACAGCAACTGTGCCGTTTCTCGACCAAGGCATAAGGTGTCCTTAAAATTCAGTTGTAAGGGAATGGCAAGTTGGCCGTGGGAACGACAAGCGCCTGTGGATAGCGATCCAGAGGGAGGTTGGCCAGCGAGGCAGGTAGGCTGTACTGGTTACCAGACCAGTCGATGCTGGACGTAGCGCCTGCTGGCGCGAACATGAAGCTGATACCTCCGTTGCGACCATAAGCTCCTTCGGAGAAGCCAATTACTTTGGCGTTTACGCCCGTAAGCGATCCATCGATATAGCCCGCAGCAGCGCGGGACCAAGGCAAGCAAGCGGCATATTCAACTCCCTGACCAAGCGGGACATCGACCACGAAGTGCGCTTGAAAATCGACAGAGGCAGTCTGGGAACGGATGGCCTGCCAGCTCCCGCCTGCATAAGGTAGGACCCTGCGGTTCCATGCGTCCGCCGCGCCTGGCTCAGGAGCCTGGACAGCGGCAACCACGTTCAACGGAGGCTGGAGAGAGTTGAAGGTGCAGACGCCCTGCTCGGTATACGTCTTCAGATACGGTGATCCGGGAATATTGTCGGCCATCAGATCAAACACATAGACCTTGGTTGCGGTACTTGCTGCGCTGAAGTGGAAGGTCATAGCGGAACCGCTGATAGACGTCCCCTGTAGACATCCCTTGCCAACAAGAAACACAATCGGTGATCGCGGGCTGTTTACGGTTGTAGTGAACATCTGATCGCTTATTCGCGTGCTGTCGATGTAACTACCACCCTGATTAGGATCGTTTGATACCGAACGCAGCACCTTTCTCTGCCAAACTTCTCCGGCGACCAGATAGCCACTCTTAACCAGCCCATAACATATTTTTGAGGTATCAAACAACAACTCACCGGTATCTTTATTCACCACCAACGAAGTCATCAGTAATACCCGTAATAGATTCTACAGTTAGCCGAGAAGTAACCCCAACCATTGGTGTTGTAGGAATAAGCCCAAGACAGCGAATTACCAGACATCGTAATGCCCGGCCTCTTCCCTTTTTCGCGCTGTAGATCCACAAGAGGGACTGGAATAAAGTAGGCCGTCTTCCCGGGGGGTGGCGCTGGAATCGTCACCGCCCCGTCTACGCTGTTTGTATCTACACTACCCATTGTCTGACTAAGCTTCATGGTCATGTCGACCAACACTCGTTCATCAGCAGTTTTTAGTGTTATACCGGTCATGTTAGAGACTCAAATCGATGCCAAGAACACCGTTGGCGTGATACATCTTGATGGATGAGTTGCTGATGGTTGACCTACGCCCATCGGCCATACTGCCGTTGAGTTGCCATGGTCCGGTCTTCGGAAGAAGCCAGCCGCTAGAGTTCGCCACATAGTCAGAAGACTGAAGGTTCCCAACTTTCAACCAACTGATAGAGCCGTCCTCGATAAATGCCGAGCGGATGAATGTCTGCCCGCCAGTGATGCCGAAAAACGACTGCGGCGATTGCGAGCTGGTGTTCATCACTAGGAATGTGTCAGCGCGCACCACGAACTGCGATGTGGTGCCGGACGGCCCACTCTCTAACCCCAAGCCGAAGCCAGCCGCGTATGGGATGTTGTTTTGTGTGAGCTCCATCCTCACCGACCATATCCCGGCCAGCTTGTTGTTGGTGGAAGCCAACGCGCTGGACGTCTGCTGAACCGCAACCGAAGCACCGTTGGCAGTCGCCTGCACCTGATCCAGCTTGGTAGAGAGCGCGCCGTCGGCATCCGCCCTGACTTTAGCTTCAGACTGAAGAGCGCCCTGATTCTCGCCAACCGTCGCCGTCAGCGTTGCAATCTGCTGAGCGGTGGCCTGTCGATCCGTGGCTGTGGTGGTTTCCACAAGCGTGATCTTGGCTTCGTTCGTCCCTACGCGAGAGTCAAGCGTGGTGATTCGCTGGGATTGCGCAAAGTCTTGCTCAGCCCTAACCCTGACCTCCTGGGCGTAGTTGGCTGTTTCCTCCCAGGCCTTGAGAGCTGCTGCCATTTCGCCCTCGACGTTGTCGTCTCTCGTCGACGCCTGCAAAGCTCCAAGCTGATTTGCAGTTGCGGTGGTCTTGCCGTCAACCTTCGAGATATCGGTCGTGTTCTTGCTGACCTGTGCCGCCTGCGCGTTTGCCGACCGGATCGACTGGCCGGTGTTGACCCAGTACGTAGGATTCGGCGGACCGTTGGAACCATCAGCTTTTGCAGGAACTGGGTCGATGGCTGTCCAAAGGTTGTCACCAACGCGCACGGTGTTGTCCCGCACGTAGGGATCGGTTGGCACGTAGACCAGCGCGTCGGTGATCTCTCCGATGTTGGCCTTCAGCTCTTCCAGGCGCTCGTTAACGGAACCAGGTCCGTCGCCGTCGATGAGGTCGAGCCTGCCAAGCAGGTGTTCACCGAACTGGCTTTCGGTCAGCTGCTTGTCCAGCAGGTCAAGAACAGGATTAGCATCACTGCTGGTCTGCCCCATGACGCCCAAGCCGGTCGGATACCACGGACCCACATTACCGGTCCGATCCACCAGCCGCACCCAGAAGAAGAACGTCACACCCGCGAGCAGCCCCTGCATGACGTATTCCGATTGGGGATACGCCAGGTCGCTGAGCTTCGTGGCCTTGGCCAGGTCGGTCGTCTGGCTGTACCAAATTTCAGTGCGCTGTGTGTCATCCGCGCCTAGCGGGAAAGTCCACTTGAGCGCGATCCCGAATATCAGCGAGGTGGCGGTCAGTGAGGTTACGGCAGGTGGTAGACCCTCTTTACCCTTGAGCTGGGTCAGCATCGAATTCCGCCAGCTCGACGATATGTCATACGCGCTGACGGCACGCACGCGGGCGAGATAGGCACCGGCATAGATACCAGTGATATCGACGCTGGTGGAGCCGGTGCGCTGTACCTTGACCCAGTTGCCGCTGTCCTTGCGCCACTCGACGTCATAAGCCACGGCGCCGGCCACTGCTGGCCAACTGATCGTCATGGTGGTGACGGCGAGCCCCTGCGCGATCGCTGTAGTGGACGCCAGCGAAACGCTGGCCGGCGATGGAACAACGGTGATCGGAATGACGCTGATCGGACGCTCTTCAAGCCGGGCACCGGTGTCGATGGAGCCGAACTTGCTTGGCTCATACTGAAGAGCTGTAATTGCGTACTCGCCTTCCGCACTGCGCTTCACGCTCAGCACCCGGTACAGAGGGATAGCCAAATCGTCGGCGTCCAGCGCCCACTGCAACTGTGTGGTAGGCGTCTCGCTGTAAGCGATGGTGACGGTAATCGCCCGGCCTGCTACGGACTGCACGGTACGACCTTCAGCCTGGCCGCTGGGCAAGTTGACGATCAAACGGTCGCCAGCCTTGGCCAGTGTGTCGCGATCGAGCGTTACTACTCTTCCAGCAGCACCAGCAATGCGTCCGCCGATCTCCCGACCAGCCAGCAGCGAATCAGCGACCGGGATGATGTATCCAGGCAGCGGAATCGCGCCTTCCATACCGGTGCTGAAGCTCACAGTACGGTCTTGATTGTTGCTCATCACGACCCACTTACCCCGGCGCTGCCCCTCAGAAGCGCGGGTGCATCCGATGGCAGTCAGCTCAGTCGGCTTGTCACCGAAGCGGCGCTGCAGCACAGGGTCGGCGAACGGGATGACGTCGGTGTCGTAGTTGTTGTCCGGGTTGTCATAACCAACGATTGCCCGGGTATAGCGTGTCTTCGCCGAAGCGCTGCCATAAGTGAATTTGCCGTCGATAACGTTGGCGCGAGTGAAGACGTAATCGAAGTCCTGGCTCCGCGGCATATCGGCTTGCGCAACGAGCTGGCCCTGGGCCCAGTAGGTCATGCCTCGATAAATGCCGGAGATATCGCGCAGAAGCGACCAGGCATTGGCCTTGCCCTGCAAGTTCATATCGCACAGGAAGCGAGGCTCTAAGCCGCCGACTCCGTTCGGGACATCCTGATCGCAGTACTGAGCGATGCGATACAGCTCCCACTTGTCGACCATCCACGGCTTGATGCGCTTGCCAAGGCCAAACCGGTCTTGGATGCATATGCCGTATGTAACCCACGCAGGATTATTGCTCCACGCCTCTTTCATGGAACCGTCCCACACCCCCGAATAGGTACGGGTGAACGGGTCGTAATTGCTCGGCACCGGCCATTTACGCGCCTTGCACTTGACCGTAACGGCCGGAATGTTGGTGAACTGCTCGGCATCAAATTCGATGTAGAGCAGCGCCGTGTTCGGGTAGCGCAGCTTTGCGTCGATGACCTCTGTAAGCCCGGCCACCAGCATGGTGTCGGCGATCTTGTTGGTGTTCTGGTTGGCGGTCAGGCGGCGGACGCGGATCTGCCAGCCTGATGTCGCGGCGGGTAAATCGATGCGGCGCGATCGCTCGTACCGTGTGGTGGTCTTGCCGTCCACCGCCTCGATCAGCGCCTCCTTGTAGCTGCCTCCGTCAGTGGCCACATCAATGGCGTATTCAATGCGGTAGCCGCCGACATTCCCCTCATCGTCCTGCTGCTGGAGCGCCGGCCAAGCCAGGCGGACGCGCACGGCCGAAAGCTGAGTGTTAGTGATCGAGCGAACCCAGGGCGAGTCATTGCGCAGCTCGACGTTGACGGTCGTCTCGTTGTCGATGGAAGGAATGCCAGGAATATATGACTGATCAACCGAGCCGGTGCGCCACTCCCATTTCACGTTTTGGAAATTGACGTTGCCGCTGGCATCGTTGATCGGCGTGTTGTCGAGGTATATGTCAGCAGCCGTTGGCGTGCCTTCGAACTCGCCCTCGCCCACAGCGATGAGCAGCTTTGCCAGGTTGGTGGAGCGCAGGCTATCGGAGGCCTCGGTAGGCGACTTAGGACTGCTACTGCCGCCCTTCTCACCGTGAATGTCGATCTTCAGTGCGGCGCCCATGCTTTTCTCCAGGCATAAAAAAACCGCCCAAAGGCGGTTTTCTGAGGCGTAAAATTTTTAACTACTAACTTGGATTCTTACTTTATCAACATCTACTCCAAATTTTTCTGCAACCGCCTCAGCAGCCTGAGCAATGCTGAGTTTCAACGGCGCAGTCGATGGCTTTTCGTGGAAATCTTCTTTATTGATCAGGGGCCGTTCAAAAGGCCTTGTCTGCTCAACTGTGAGCCACATAGATTCTAAAGGAAGCTGACTGCTCAATGGATGCGGCTTGCCTTTCAGGTATGATGCCTTTGAGAACGTGAAACCCCATTTCATTTTGTCGCATGGTGTGCGAATCCATGTGTCCACTTGTATGACGGCGTAAATGAGCCTTCTGGCTTTTAGAATGACGATTCTACTGTCAAAGACCTTCGTAAGCTCACGAGGTAAGTCTCCCTCAAATTTCCATTCTTCGAGAATAAGCTCGATCTCCTCAAGCTTCAGATCGAAAATGACGCATCCACAGTTTTCCACAAAGTGCTCCTAGCTATCGGGAAGGGGTCAAGCCATTCTACGCTTTGTCTTCTGCGTAGATCGATGCCGAAATGATCGCCCCGCCCCAGCGCCTCTCGCCGATGCAGATCGGGACCGGGTTACCGCTGGCCGTGGTGTTCTTGGCGCTGCCGAAGGCGTAACTCGGAAGGTTTTCAGGCGAGGCGCTTTGCGAAAGGCCGCCCTGTTGGGGGCTGAGCATCTGGATCACGCCGCCAGCCAGCAAGGCAATGCCCGCGGGGGCCGTGGGGGCTCCGAAGAAGCTTGCTGCAATCAGGACAACGCCAAGGACAGTCTGTATCAGGCCTCCCCGCTTGCTGCCCTGCAGCACCGGCACAACCCTGACCTCGCGAGAACCTCCGAGTGCGAAGCCTTCCTCGCCAACGTTCTTGCCGTTGCGGAATATCGCGAAGCGCATGCCTAGTCGGTCAAGGCGTCGGATCTCGTCAGCGAATCCCTCCAGTGTCGCTTTCAGGGCTTTGAACACCTCCCAGGTCTGGCCGGAGTCGATCTGCCTGCGGTGCACCCTGCCGAACTTGCGGGCCAGTGATCCAGATAGCTTGATCGTGGTCATGGGTGAGTAGTGAATGGCTGCCATGTATTTCTCCTGGCAATAAAAAACCGCCCGGAGGCGGCCTTTTGAAAAGATTGACTCATTGGTAGGAGCCGTAAACGTACTGGTTATTGGAGGGGGTCGGCTTTTCGTTTACGTCTCGCCACTCAGATGCATAGAATGGGACGTTAGCAATCTTCGCAATTTTCCAGCTGCTAGCTGCATCTTTTCGTTCCAGCACGTACTGGAAAGGCTCACCAGCATCCTTCGCCTTTTTAGCCTCGTCACTCAGTACGGAGCCTTTCTCAGGAGGGGTGATATTTTTTATTCGAGAAAATACTACCGCCCGCGTCTCTGACTGAACCTCCACCTTCGTGATTTGCCGATCAAAACTTAACGGAACATCTCCGCACTTCCCTCTAACAAGCATGTCCTCATCAGCCAGCGTGGAAAGTTTTTTAAAAACCGGCTCGGCCAACCGCTGGTTGTTTTTGCAGACCTCCATCGAGGCCAGCGCTGATGCGTCCTTAATGCGCCACCACGACTTTACTGCCGCATCAGGAGAATTGGCGGAAGTTTCAATAGTGCTAATGGACTCCATCGTTTTAGAAAGGCCATTGTCAGCAGGGTCTTTGTCGAGGCACCCCGAAAGCGCCGCGAAGGCCGCGCCGAAGATAAGAAATCGCTTCATACACACGCTCCATGTTGATTGGTCAATCTACCACTTCCGCAGAGTAAGGACCAAAGTTCAGTTGTCGCGCGGTTTATGTTGTGTCGCTGTGCCTTAGGATGAGACGTGTCCGATCAAGCCACGGGCCACCGAAAACGATGATCTCCGACGGTCTGCCGTACAGGTGGTGCAACAGGAAAGGACCGGGGCCGAATACCACGCCTTCCTCACCGGTCAGCGAAGCGTCCGCGCCGAGATAGATGCCAGCGTGGTTCGGGTGCTTGGTCCGCCCCACCTCCATCACGATCATGTCCCCGGGCTGCGGCAGATCGACCCTGACGAAACCAGCGGCCTCGTAATTGGATTCGTACAGGCTTTCCGCATCCGCTCTTTCCCACCAGCCGTCCGCGCGATTGAATGTTTCAAACTCCAGGCCGAACTCGCGCTTGTACCAATCGGCGCAGACCTGCCAGCAGTCCCAGGCGCCATGCACGAAAGGTCGCTTAAGAAGAGGCGTGTAGCCGGTAGGCACAATCGTACGCAGATCGCCCTCGGGCCAGCTGAGGATATGCCAAGGCATTTCCGTCGCTTCGCACATCGCAAGGTCGCGTGGTGACGGCCTGCTGGTCGCATCCGGGTGCGAATGGACGACCCCGATAATGGTGCCCAGGTCCTCCGCCGCAGCGTAATCCTCGGGGCTGATGCGGAACTCTTCGTTCGGATCGGTCGCTGTGTTGGAGCAGGGAAAGTACTGCTGCTTTCGCCCCACGCTCAGAAGCAGCCCGCAGCACTCGCGCGGGTACTCGGCAGCCGCATGCGCTTGCACGGCCGCCAGAATGTATTTCAGCATGGTCAGCTCCGCGCGATCAGGGATACGGCGGGGAAACCGCCAAAGGGTACTTCGTTGCCAGCCCCGAAGCGCGGCGTGCAGCCGCGCGTCAACGTGGCATCGCAAACATCAAGTTCAGGGTTGTCGGTGGGCTGACCGTCCTTATCGACGTATGGCCCGGTGTAGCCGCAGTTTGGCCCGCGATATCCACCAGTGAGGCACCAGTGACAAAGCGTGGTCATCTGCCGGCCAATCGATTCGCCGCCGACGTCGCCCGGGCTGGCCAGCTCCCAACTGACCGTTTCACCGTCCTCATTGGTTTTCTGATCCAGGTACCAGACCTCAATAGATTCTTGAGTCGGATCAGCGTCGGGGTTGCCGCCAGGGAAGTTTTCGGCGTCCAGATACCTGCCGAGCGTATGCCGCATCGTAAGCTTGAACTCGAGCAGATCCTCGAATGCCAGGCAAAGCGCAGTGATGCGCCCGTTTACGTTGCCCACGGAAAGCGTGGGCCTCACTGCCGTGCCGTCTCCATTGGCCTCAATGCCGTCAATCTGCATGGGCCAGGCACCGTACTCGTTGCCTTGCCACCAGATCGATTTCGCAGGTAGCTGGTCAGCGTCAAGGCCGGCGGCTATCAGCTCAGCGGCAGTGTGCGGGATGGCATGACCATGGAAGCGCAAAATATCCGCGCCGTAATCAGAGCCATCAAGCTCAAACAGCAATGCTTCACTGCCTGGCTCAAGCGCCTGGATGTCAGCAATCAACGGCATGAGATGTCCTTAAGGGTGGAAGGCCCGGTCGAACGTGGCCGTCAATTTGAATACGTTGCCACCCATTGGGGTGGGCACTGGATTTTTGCAGGTGAACAGACCCAGCTGGCCGAGCGGCGTGGTCCAGAGGAACGCTTTCGCTCCGGCGTGCTTGTCGAGGAACTCCATGATCTTCAGGACCCTATCCCTCGTGCCGGTGAATGTGATCGGGTATGAGTCCTCCTTGTTATTCGGCCCGTCTCCGACGTCCTGCTTGTAGCCATTGCCGAACTGGGAGGTGCGCACCCGATAAGCGATATCGGGCGCGTCTCCGTGCTGGGTTGGCCAGGTAAAGGTTTCAATCGCCATGACTACCTGCCATTTGTGAGCCTCCAGATCGAACCGCCAGGTTGCAGAGCGCGAGCGATTGCAGTCTCCGCCTCTGCTTTTGCCGCCTGCTGAATGCCCTTGCCGAGCTGAGTGGATGCTTCCTGTGTGCTTGCGCCGCCCGAGTCGCCGGATGTTTGAACGGAGACCGAAACAGGGAAGTTGTAGGTGTTGCTTCCGCTGCTCCCGCCTCCACCCAGCGCGCGGACGCCGAGCTGGCCGCCGGCAGTGCGGGTGAGCGGCATGATCGCCTCGTCACCCGCCTCGCCCATGACACCCACACCGCCGCCAGCGATTCCGAACGCCGTCGGCTTGCTGACGATGCTGTTGGTGAATGCCGCTCCGTTGGCAAACATCTGCACGCCGTTGGACCATGCACCGCCTTTTGCCTGGGCAACCCCAGACCAGCCGCTCATTGCTGAGTCGCTGTATCCCGCAGCCGTTGAACCCGCAGACGCTGCTGTAGATGCTCCGCCGCTGAGGTAACTGGTAGCCGCACCGAACAAGCTGCCCAGTACCGCAGAGCTAGCTTGCCGTGTAGCGATCTTGGCCATATCGACCAAGATCGATTTGGTGAAGTCTGAAAACGACCCCTTGCCAGTTATCGCGAAGTTGGCGACCGAATCCTCCATGCTGCTGAACGTGCTGGTGAACAGACTTTTGGTCTGTCCGGCGACGTCCCTGGCCGATTCCAGATAGTTCTGGAAGGCCGATGATGCGCCAGCACTCCAGCTGCCCTGGGCAACGGTCATGTCGTCATAGTTGGCCTGAACCGTGTCGCGCAGATCCTGCTGGTTCTTGTTGAGCGCAGCCAGCTTCAGGTTGTACTCGTCGAGGCTCATCCCCCGAGAGCCATCACCGTATTGGTTGGCCAGCTCGACCTTCTGCTGGTTGGCCCGATCATCTACGGAGTTCTGCTGGTCCGTCAGTCCACGCTGGCGATCGCCCATGCCAAGAGTTGCCGCAGAGCGCTGTCCCTGTTGCCGCAGCGTTTTGACCTGCTGCTCCAAAGCGCTGGTGTAGGTAGAAACAGCAAGTTCTTGCTTTTTTAGCCTGCCGATTTCACTGGTAGCGAGTACAGATAGTTCGCTGTCAGCTTTCTTCTGCGCCTCGACCATCGAGGTGCGAGCGTCGGCGATCTTCTGGTCAAGCTGAATCCGTTGCTCGGCACTGGTGGACGCCCTGCCCTTGGCCGCTTCAAGTGCCGCTATCTCCGCCTCATAGGCCGATGTCACGTCACCTTTCTGCTGCTCTACTATGGCCGAGCGCTGACTGGCATATGACTCGGCCGATACCAGTCCAGCTTTCTGCGATGCCTCCAGCTCCTTCTGGATGCCGTCGTAATAACCGGTGATCGACTTCAGCTGATTTTGCGCATCGTTAAATGCAGTCAGGTCGATCGCTGTAGCAGGTTTGGCAGGGTCTTTGTTTTTGTCCTTGATGTTTTGCAGGGTCTTGGCGACATAGTCAGACTGGACTTTGGGGTCGTCCGGATTGGCCTTCTTCAGCACCTCAACATCGCGCAGGTAGGCTTTAGTCAGCTTGTCGCGCTTCTCAGCGTTGGAGAGATTGGAATCACTGATCAGCTTGAGACGCTGCTCGGCAGCAATACCCTCTTTCTGGCGCTGCGCCTCGTTACCCTTGGCGGCTGCGATCGCCGCCTGTGTTTCGCGCTGCTGGGTAAGGAACGCCAGTTCCTGCTTCGCGGTGCCGAGGCGTTGAGCCGCATCGGTGTCTGTTGGATCGTAATTTAACTGGCTTTGGGCATAGGCAGCCTTCTGCTGCAGCGCGACGATTTTCTGCGCATCGTCCTGCTCTCTGCCAATGTTCTTGACCGAGTCGAGCGTTGCTTTTGCCGAGTCACCTACAGCCTTCCATCCGCGCTCCCATAGCCCGAGATTCTTTGTAATCTCACCTGAGCGGTCATTGATCGCATCGGCGTAGGAATCGGTCAGCAGCTTGGCAGCGCCAATGGTGTCGCCCTGCTCTTTCAGCGCTACGACCTGAGAATAAACGGACGCAGTAAGGAAATTGTACTGGTCGTTCAGATCCTTTGCGGCAGCAACAGGGTCTTTTCCGATTTTTGCGAACTCAGCGACGGTCTTCTCGACTGACTTACCAGTTGCATCCTCCATTGCCGCGGCAGCATCGGCCACAGTCTTGAAACTGCCGCTGGCAATACTTCCGCTGCTCGCGATCTGTGCGAGGGATGCAGCCGCCTCGCCAATAGTCCCGTTGACCGCCGCCACTTGTCGCGCCATTACCGACAGATTGCCGGAAGTAGTGCCTGCGACGTTGCCTGTCAGAATCAGCGCCTTGCTGAAGTTGTCACTTTCCTTAGTGCCCTGGCTGTAGCCGTAGATCAACGCACCAATAGCTGCGGCAGCAGCAACCGCGCCAGCGACTAAAAGACCAAACCCAGCTGTGAGGGGTGGAGTTGCAGAGTTCAGCGCTCCAGCAGCCTCCTTGGCATTCTTCGCAGCGTCAGCGGCCGTGTTTGCACCCTCGGCCATGGCACCCAGGCCTTCACCTGCCGCTTCAGCTCCATCGGCAGCCGCTTTGGCACCGGTGCTGACACTTTCAAACGCCTCACCTACCGCACCGACAGTCCCACCAATCCCGAGGATGGATTTGATCTTGCTGCCCAGCACATCGAGCGTTGGCCCGATACCGCCGAACGAATCCTTGATCTGTCCGCCCTGCTGCAGCAAAACCAGCAGCGGGCTTTGTCCCGCGATGATGCTGGTGAAGATGTCGGTAAATTGTTCGGGCAGCTGCTTCAGCGCCTGCTCAGTCTGGGCTGAAGATGAGCTGGTCTTTTTTAGCGTCTCGCTGAAATCACCAAGCTTCTGACGGGACGCATCAATCCGGGTGGAGTACTCCTTGAACGTATCAGCATCGATAAGCCCGGCGCTCTTGTATTTCTGGAGCTGTGCCTGCTGCTCATCAAGTTTGCCGAGCGCTGTCAGCGTAGGGTTGATTTTGCCCAGTAGCGCCTGGAGCCCTTCAGCCTCAACGCCGGTAGCGGCCGCCGCCTTCTTCGTCGATTCAGCAAGTTGGTCGGTTGACCCCACCAAGGCATCAGAATCAGCCTGCAATCGACGCCGAAGCGCTGCCAGACTGCTGGCAGAAGAGCTTGAGGCGTCCACAGCCGCCGTGTTTCCGGTGACGCTGGTTGTCAGGCGCTGGTAGTACTCGCTCGAATCCAGCGAAGCCTTGGCCATAGCTGTGAGGCGAGCGATCGCCTGGTCCGTTGTTTCGTTGAGCTTTCCCTCAGCCGTTGACAGGCCCGATGCTGCTGACGTCGCTTTGTCAAAGCCCGAGGAAACCCCATCAGCAGCCTTCTCTGCCCGTGCACCAGCGGCGGCCAGTTTGTCCAGATCGGTAGCGGCCTGCCCGGCATCGCCGGAATCAACCTTGATCCCGAGTTCTGCAATGGTCGTCATGAGCGCTCCGTTATTTCGATTCGCTCATCACGAGCAATGCTTCGACTTCCAGCGTGCGGAGGTCGGAAAAGATGCTAGGCAGTTCATGCCGTTTGATGCCCGTCATGTGCGCCGTGGCCGGGATGGCAGAGTAATCAAGGCCAGATGCGCCGCCCGGGCCTGTCCGCCACTGCGTAGAGAGCGATTCGAAGAGGCGAAAGGCCTTCCATGAGTCAGGCCAGACCTCGACCTCTTCGACGGGAATGTCGTCCAGCGTCATGCCAAAAGCGGCGAGCTCCTTCTCCGACGGACCAGGCTCATACAGCGCCCGGGCCGCCGCCTTTAGTTTCCCAGGCGAGCCGGGTCGTAGGCCGACTGGTACGCATCGATAACTGCCTGAGGCGCACCAACGCAAGTGGTCACCAGCGCGGCTACGGCTTCGTCAGTGAACTTATCGTCGAAGGTCCAGCCGGTAACAACGTCCTTGATCTGCTCTACCTGCAGCGCAATCTCGGACGCGGTCACTTCTTGCCAGGTGATGCCGTCGTCGGTGTGCTTGGAATTCAGCTCAGCACGCGCCTTATTCCAGCGCCCGAACATCTCGGCCAGCTCAGTGCGGTCCATGTATTTGAATTCGAAGTCCACCTTCACCGCGGCTTCGCCGATGCGAGGGATCATCACCGGCGCTTTGAACGTCGGGTTCTGGGCGATCTTGATCTTGGCCATGGGTTACACCACCGCTGCCGAGTAACGGGTTGGGCGACCAGCGAGCGAAACACTGATGACGCGAGTCATGATGCTGCCCTTCGTGAGGGTGGGCGTCGATGTGATGGAAACGTAGGCGTTGTAGAGAATGCTGTCGCCATTTGGAAGATTCAAACGAAGAACTCGCGTCTGTTTGTCATCATCGGCAGCTTCGACCACGGGCACATACGGTTGCGCCGGATCATCGGCGACGGTTACCGCCATGCTGACAGGACTCTTGGACGTAGGAAGCTGGTGGTCGTCATCCTCAGCCAAAAACCCAAAGGTCGCGAACTGCTGATCGCCGCCGCTCGATGACAGATCAGTAATCTGCGAGATTTCTACGAACGACGTGACCTCGCGCACCGAGCCAGCGCCTGATCCGGCCGGATAAGGTTGAACGTTGAGAGTGTTGATTTTCTCCAGCGCGAACGTGCCACTCAGGCTGTTCGCAACGCGCGCGGCCCGATCGTTCAGCCGTGTCCAACCTGAAGTTACGGCGATGATGTCACCGTCAGCCAGGCCGTGCGCAGCCGCAGTAGCAACAGCCGGATTTGCATTGCTCAGCGCAGTTACCGAGATTGCCGCGCCATATGCGGAGGCGATCTGAAGGGTTGCGCCGTTGGGGAGTCTGAAGCCCATGTTGGTTTTCCTCTGTGCAGAAATGACAAAACCCGCTCAATGGCGGGTTCTGGGTTTGCCCAATGGGCGAGTTATTTGAAGGTTTCGCTACTCAGGAATCCGACAGTTTTCGTATTCCTCAAGCGGCAACCCCGACTTGGACCCAACGACAACGCCAGTTAGGCCGCAATGAGGGCAACATGCATGTTTCTCCATGTGCCATTTCAAGATTTCACTGGGCGCAGACCACATCCCGCACGCGGTGCAGATGCATCGATCACTAGCGCCAATCTCATCACGGTTGTTCCAGGCGTGGTCGTCAGCTGATTCATCCAGCCACTGCAAGCGCGCTTTCGTTTCATCATCCATGGCATAGCCTCCGATTGCCCTATAAGCGGAGATCTATTCTAACGTGGTGCTATTCAGTTGGTGTCGGCGCGGTACTGAAACGAGGCAGAGACTGTCAGCGTGCTGTCACCGGTGATCGGCGGACCAGGTTCTACCGGCGTGAGTACCAGCACCTCGAACGCGTCTTGCTTTAGCCTGAGATAGGCCGGGAACAGAGCGGCAATATCGTCGACAAGACCCTCAGCTTCGCCAGTCCCATTGCCTGCCGGTGTCACAACGTTGACCTGAAACACACCGGTATATATTCGGTGATCGCCCGACAAGGTGTCGGTACCGGTCCCGGCCGGAAGCATGAATGCTGCCAGATACGTCTCGCCTGTCTCTGGCGTGAAGCTGACGCCCTGATAGGCGATCCTCAGGTTGCGCCCTTCCGCCCACACTGTGAGTCTCTGCTCAAACAGTGAGCGGATAATTTTGTGGCTCATACCTGATGATTCCTGATAGTCGCCTCAACGATCTGCTGGAAGCGCGCCACGGTGATTCGAACCATACCGCCCGGTGCCTGGGTCGAATGCCCAAATTCCAGCGGGATTGCGTACGGCAGGCTGTTGGTGATGTAGGCGACGTCGCCAGCGTGGAATTCCAGCACACCGTTGACGATGCGCGCCGTGGACTTGCTGCCAGTCGGGTCGACCTCTTCTGTAGTCGTCCCATCTGGCGCGCCAATCCCGAACATCCAGTTGCCACGGAATCGGCCACCTACGTAATCCTGGCCAGCTACGAGCCCGTTGACGTTGAAGTTCTGGACGCGCTCGGTCTTGGTCAACGGCTTGGCGTATTTCACGCCTCGCTTCAGCTTGCCGGACTTCGTGAAGTTCGACTCTGTCAGGTTGATGACCGTATTGCGCAGGGAAACCTTGAAGTCGTATTCGTCCGCTGCGCGTGCGTTGGAATCACGGAACGCCAGGTTGGCCGCCCATATCTCAGGATTGCCCACTGGAGACATCCGGATGACGCTGCTGCCGATCTCAATGATGATCTCGCGAAGACTGACATCTACCGCTTCCTTTGCCTGCTCGGCAAATCTGGCGAGGTCGAGGGCGAAGCTACCGGACTGACCAGTACCTGCGCGACTCATGAGCGCACCTGCAGCTCGTAGAGCAGTGGTGTGCCTGCCGGGTTGATCTCTTTCAGCGGTGGAATGATCGACCAGGTGCGACCCTGGACCACCACCTTGCTGAGCAGCGTCGGTGGCTCACTTAAGCCTCGAGCGGCAATCTTCAGCTTCTTGTCGCCTACCTTGATCAGGGTATTGGTCTGGAACTCCTGCCCAGTGAAGTCGAGCAGGATGCCTTGGGCGATTCGTTCAGAAACGGTGTCCGCTCCCGTGCCACCCTTGCTTGGGTCATAAACACCCTTTGCAATATCTCGGATGGTGACCGACTGGCCAAACTCGGTGATCAGATCGAGAGCCATCACGGCCATTTCGTCGTAAAAGGCCATGGTGGCTCCACATATGAAAGACCCAGCGCTAGTGGGCGCTGGATGAAGTGCTAGGTAATCGATATCACCTTCGCATCGAATTCAGAGTCCTCCGTCTCGTAGAGAAACTCTTCACGCCGAACATCAAGAACCTCAACTGCGGACGCGTCGACACGCCAGTGATGAACATAATCGTGGGCGACTACTACATTCATATCCTGCGGCATTGCTTTCAGCAGCTCGATCAACTCAAACACTTTCATTCAGCAGGCTCCACCATGACAGCAAACTCATACGCTTAGCCTCTGAATTATGCACGAACAGCGAACAACCCGCGCTTTAGCAGATAGTCCGCGAACTGCGTCACGCTGGGCCTGTCCGGCGCAGCAGGCAGGAGTCGCTTGCTCGTATTGCTGATGGTCGCGTATTCACGCTCTACCGCGCCGTCGACCTTTTCCTTCGTCACCGCGCCCTTGCGCTTGTCGATAGGATCAATGTCGTCGGCATGAATCTCTGCGGCCAGAGCCATCTGACCGTACTGAATGCGTGCCGGAAGATACCGCTCCGGCTTGTTCTCGCCATCCAGGCGAATCTCCCGGCGAGGCCAGGATAGTGCCTGATCGGCGGTGGATTTGCGCCCCTTCCAGGTCATGCCGTCCATCACCAAGGCGGCCCGGCGCAAAACAGCCTCTTGCGCAGCCTCGTCAGCCGGAATGGCCGCACCGAATTTCCCGGCATAGATGACCAGTTCAGCGGCAGTGGCGTAGCTTTCAGCATCCGGCACGCCGGTGCCGTCCTCGATGATGAGCATGACTTATTCCTTGGTTTCGTTCAGGCGATCTGCTTCGGCCTTGGCCTGAGCTTCATCGCCAGCAAAGTCGCTGAATCGTACACCGTCACGGGTGATGATGATCCACTGGTTATCCGCTTCCAGCTTGGGGATGTAGACCGGCTCGTTCTCGGTGCCATCCTTCTCAGTACCATTGGACTGGGGCTTGGTTGGGCCCTTGCCAGGCTTCGCAGGAGTTTTGTCAGCAGCCTTAGCCTTGCCCTTCACCGGCGTCTTGCGTGTCTCGATCTCCACCTCAATCTCGACCGCCTTATAGGCATCGACGATTTCCGGGTAATCGCCAACCACGGTGACCTTGGTCACGCCGCGTTCGACGTTCCGGAACAGATCCGGGTTGCGATAGCGCTTTTTGGGATCGAAGTCGCCGCGCTGGTTGCTATAAACGAGTTCCATGATGTTCTCCCTGGCGGCCATTTCTGACCGCACCTGTCGGATGGCTTATGCAGCCGGAGTGAGTTCGATCATCACGCCAGCAGTGACCTTGTCGCTGGCAGAGTGCTTGACCCAGTTGGCGGACGAGCCGACAGCAGCGAGCGATGGATTCGCACCGCCGGCAGTTTCCTTCCAGCTGTAACCCAGAACATCGATGTTCACGACGCCTTCAGCGCGGTAGCCGATGCCGAGGTTTTCTTCGTCGTTGACTTCATAGGAACGGAAGCCAGGTGCCTGGGATTCAGTGATGGTCACTGCGCTTGGCAGCAGGCCGAAGATCACGTCAACCGGAGCGGTATCGGTAACCAGTACCGGCTTGCCCAGAGTGCCTGGCAGGCCGCCGTAGATCACGACACCCGCCTCTTCGTACAGCTTGTTGGTGATGGCTTCATCGACGATGTCGAAGTAAGCCGAAGAGTGCATGACCCACAGCGCGATACGGCCGAATTTGTCACCGAACTTGCGCATGCCGCGAGTCAGCGTCTTCTTGCCGTCGGTCTCGATGCTGGCCTCAACGACCATTGCAGGGTTGGAGCCGATGGACGCGCGCAGCGCGGCAGTTGCGTACTGCACGAAGCCTTCAAGGGTTGCGTCTGCAACGTCCTGGCCGATGATCTGGGAGAACTCGTCTACCGGGCGACCGCGACGCTTGAACGCCTCTTCGGTCGTCTGATACGGGCCGTACTTCCACGGAGCCTTAACGCCGACTGCCTCACCGGCGCCGATTTTCTTGGCGACGACTTTGGCTTCGGAGTTGACGTCACGGTGATCCAGCGAGCCTGCCAGCTTGTAGAAGGCACGCTTGCGGAAGTCACCTTCGATCAGCTCGTTGTCGAGGATGATTGCGCCGTTGGAGGACGCGTTGAAGATGTCCAGGTTGTCCTGAACACGTTCCAGATATGCGGTCTGAGCCTCATCGTTGTAGATGATCAGATCGCTGTTCACAGTTGTTGCCATGGGTGAATCCCCTTACTTGGGCAAATTGAGGTATGCGGTTTGGCCGTGCTTACGCTGGTAGTCGCGCTTTTGCGTGGCTGTCATTTCGGAGCGCTTCAGTGCAGCCTGGCCGCCACCCCCGCCCGGGGCATTCGTACCCGAGGCCCTTGGCCACAGGTGAGGAGCGCTTTCGCGCAAGGATTCCGCCCATTCGAGCGGGGTCAGAGGGGTCTTGCCGTCTTTGCCGAGAATGGTCTGACCAGACTCATCAACGGCGACCGCTTCGCCCTCTTCGTTCAGTGAGAACACGCCTTTGGCGCGCAGGATGATGTCGTCGGTTGCCTCAGGCAGCGCGCCGGCTTTGAGGGCCGCGCCGCGCACCGAGTCGCCCAGGACCTTGCCCTGAAACTTGGCGGCGAATGTTTCAGCCTTCGTCGCGCGCTCGCTGATTGCCTTCAACTGCTTGTCATAGTCGCCGCGTAGACGCTCGGTGCGCTTGTTGAACACCTCGTCCACCTTGCCCTCGGTCAGCAGCTTGGTTTCCTCGTCCTGACCTGCGCGGCTCAGCAGCCCTTTGACGGCGTCGATGTCGATGCCTTCAAACTGGGTTTCAAACTGAGTCAGCTTGGTGGAGGTGTCTTTCAACTTCCCCAGCAGCTCGGTATTTTTGGTCTTCAGCCCCGAAACGGATGCTTCAACGGCAGTCGCGATAGCGGCCTTGATTGCCGGGTTTTCCAGGTCGATTTCGTTTTCTTCTGCCACGGTGATGCACCCCTTGGGTATTGTCAGCCCGCTTTGCGGGCATAAAAAAACCCGCCGAAGCGGGTTGATACTGAATGCCCGGTCTAGCCAGGCAAAAATCGATACGTGAAAGGTGCCAGCCGCTCAACCTTTACTAGGTCACCCTCATTGAGCGCGTGCTGGTCCAAAAACGCTGTAACAAAGCGACGTTTACGCTGCTGAAAGATTTTTTTATCGCAAATGATAAAGTCTTCCACGGTCCCAATATCTCCGTAGATCACGTAAGCCTTTCTTGCAGAGCCCTCTGACTTTTTCGTACCGCCAATAATCTCCGGCTCAAACCAATCGAAAATATCCGAAAGCAGGATGTAGTCACGTGTGCCGTTGGTTTGCAGCTTTATGATTTTGTAAGTCATGACGAGGTCCAAGGATTCCAGCCTCGATAGTTTCAAGGAGGACGGCCCAATTCAATCATTTTCGCTGTTACTGGTCCGCTACCGCATTTGAAGGACTAAATACCTGCACGCTCGAATGCCAGCGGCTCAAGCTTTTTCATCTGTTCCAGCGTGAGCGGCTTGAAATTGCGGTCGAGCTGCAGCTCAGAGAAGCGCTCAAGCGTAAGCCCACCATCGCGGAACAGCTTGGCGCGGGTCGGGCCAAGCGCCTGATCCTGAAACGCCGAAGGTTGGAGCTTGAGCCAATCGTAATAGCTCAGATCGGCCGCCACCTGGCCTCCGCCGTTCGGCCCCACCGAGGCGCGAGTAGCATCCTCGCTGAGGAACTTGGTCCATTTAGTCACGGGCACGAAGGTCGTACGGCACCTGATGTGAAACGGTGGTCGCGGCCCAGAATCGACTGGAAAGCGGCGTTTATCCAATGACCTGCAGGTCTGGGTTGTCTTGCTATCGAGGGTCGCGACAATCTCAATCTCGGCGACTACATCTGGATTGGCCTTGATCGTCTCCATCCGAGCCTGCGAGGCGACGTGCTGCACAGCCGTGTGCACGACTGCACTCGCATTGCGCTTGGTCGTCGCCAGTACCCCGTCGCTGTACCCCGCAGCCTTGGTACCGCGAATCTTGCGGATGACCTGAAAGTTCGTCTGCCCTTCAAAGAATCCTTGCCTGATTGCACCACTGACGCGCTCGCGCTCGGTAGTTGCCCAATCCTTGATGAATGGCTCCAGCAGCTTGCCGCCGCCGTTGTCGCGCACGCTGAGCGGGTTGTTGAGCACCGCCGAGCGGATAGCGCGTGCTGGCGGGACCACTGCATCAAAGGTGACACCGACAGGCGCGGACCGGGATAGCGCCGTTGCTTCGAACTGGGCCTCGTAGTTGGCCAAGTCGATCAGATCAAGGTTCAGCGTGGCGGTATAGCGGTCGAAGATGCCGAGCAGCAGGCTGTCGACCTCGTCGAGCAGCTGGTTCAGCCGCTTGATGTTGTACTCGCTCAGGTCGGCATTGGTGAGCTGCTCGCGCACCGCCCGGTCGATCTCCTTGAGAAAAGGAGCGAATTTCTCGACCTCTCCAGCCTTCAGTTGCTCCAGAAACACAGAGTGCCGAATCGTGGCATCAAGTACCGCTTGGTTGCCGGCCATCGTTTAAGTCCTCGTCATCATCCAGGCCGAGGTTGTCGGTCTGTTCCTGAAGCTCTCCGTCTATCTGCTTGTCGGTTCGCTCCGGTGCGATCAGCCCCAACTTGCGCAGGTACCCGCGCAGATCGGCCTTGGCGAATCCGCCACTCTGCCATAGCTGCACAAGCGCGGTGATCATCTGCGGGTCCGCGCTGAGCTCAACGAACTCTTGATTCACCAGATAGGCAGTCTTGCCGGTGACGCCCAGGAACTGAGCACACCAACCCAGCGCCCGGGTATAGGCCTCGTTGACGTTGGATACGCAGATTGCGAGCACCGACGTGGACGCCGATTGGTCGCCTCTCGACTCTGTAGCCGTCTTGGCGGTCATTGACGACACAACCATGCGCGCGCCCAGCTCAATCATCATCTGATTCTTGTCGGCCATCGCCTCTTTCACCAGCGTGTTGGGCTGGGGCTGGGCAAAAGCGAAGGTTTCGCCGGCTGGCACGGGGATCGGAGCGCGGGAGCCGACGTAAACGCCTTCCTTGCGGGCCATCTCGAGCCATTGGTCGTCAACGCCGCTGATCCACGGCTGAGCCTGGCCGCACCAGAACACGCTGTCCTCGTAATCAGCGCTGTTCCGGTAATGCCCGAGGTTGATCATCGCGATGTCGTAAAGCGGCGACTCATCAATGCTTGGGTCGTTGTTCTGGGCGCCTATGAACGTGAAAGGGATCTCCTTGAGACGTCCGCCCTTCCCCGCTGGCATGTACTCTTCCACAACCTCAAGAGGGCCACCGCCACGCGGGCCTTTACGACGCCAGACGCGACAGACGTACAGTCCAGCCTCGTCCAGGGCCAGCTCGCGAAACTGCTCCGTGCACTTCAGCCCAAACCCATCTGGCTCTTCGTTCATCTCACGAAGGACGACCATGATCAGGACGTTGTGGCCGGCCACCATGCCGGTGCGCCAGTTGATGACGTCTTCAGCCGTGTAAGTGAGGATGACCGAATGCCCGCCTATACCGCTGTCTTCGTGGAAGTCCACGAAAAGACCATGACGACCGGCCTCCAAGACCTTCTCAAGCGAGCCTTGCGACTGCTGATAGATGCTCACGCCTGCGCCATTGGCATTGTCCTGCAGGTATTCGAGGTTCTTCGGGATCGTCAGAGTTGGGTCTTTGTGGAACGCCAAACCAATCAGCCCGTTTCGGGTGTGGCCGGTGGCGTTCTTGAACACCGCGCGCTCGCGGTACGCGTTGTTGCGCTCGACGTTCTCTTCTGACTTGTCGTGTCGGTTGATGTAAGGCAGCCGGTCAACAACACGGTGCTGGCCAGCACAGACGTCGCGCACAGTAAGCCAGCGATCCAAAGCCTCGATGTATTCGGGCCGTTTGAAGGAAACGTCGTTGTTCATCGGGCGTATCCCAGGGCTAGAGAGGTGACCGGTTTTATGATCGGGTACTCGCGGTGGATGAAATAACCGCCGCCATCGTTCGCGTGGTCATTGCCTTGTGATTTGTCGGGTTCACCGTTGGCCGCCCAGACCTGCTGCTCAAGGCCATCGGCATATGTCGGGCAGGTGAAAGGGTTGACCAGGTATCGGCGCTCGCCCTGCGCGTTGCAAAACATCGCGTTCATAGCGTTGATTCGATCCTTCACCGGAGGGTTGGCCGCAGGGGCGATCACTGTGAAGCCTGCCTGCTTGAGCATGGCGATATCCGTGACGCTGGCATTGACTGACTTGCGCGAGTCGCCAGAGGCGTCTGGGTAAACCCTGACTTCGCAGGTCTTGATGTACTTGTCGCCATCGTGGCGCCAGTAGCGTTCCTTGATGCGTCGGATCATGTCGGGCGTGTCGTAGCCATCCATGAACTCGTCCACGGCTCGGGGCAGGCCCTTTTCCCGCTTCACATGCGTGATCGCTGCCATCTTGCCGACGTTGAAGTCCATGCCGATGAACAAAGGCTCACCGGCCTGCACCGTGTCGAAACACTGGTTCAGCTTGCGGTCATACGCGTGGTAGATCGACCCAGACGTCAGGTTGACGAATTGGCCGTTCAGGTACGCCCTGATCAATTGCTCGGGGTATGACTCCATCAGCGACGGGATGTAGTCGTCCGGCAGGTTCAGCTCGTTGTCGAAGGTGCTGGCCTGGATGAGCCCATACATCTCCTTGAGCGCCGGCTTGTCGCGCATCTGCTTCACGAACTGCAGGAAGACGAACTTGAAGCCTTCCGGTGTCGTGGTGACATCCACGCCGTTCTTCAGCCCGGGCAGGTTGTAACGCATTCGCGCGATGATCTTGCGCCAGGCCTGCTGCGCCTTGATCGAGGTCAGAACGTCCAGCTCATCGACCAGGGCGTGTCCGACCTTGAAGCCGACAATGGTCTGTGGCTTCTCCATCGAGCGACAGATCACGGTGCCGCGATACTGCCGACCGCTGTAGATGTGAACTTCATGGTTCGCCTGATTGATCTTTGTCTTCAGGCCCCACTCGTAAGCCACCTCCTCCATCGTTGGATAGAAGATGTCCCGGATCTGCGGATAAGTCGGTGCGAAATAACCGGCGTTGACGCCAGGCCACTCCATGAAGTGCTTGCTCAGCGCCGAGCAGCCGACCCAGGTCTTCCCAGAGCCGAACCCTGCCACGAACGCGCGAAACTTGTGGGGCAGCAGCAGGAATTTTGATTGCGGGACGTTAAGGCTGGGCATCAGGCTTCCTCGCGTCCACTACATCGACCTGGATACGAGTCGGAATGGCTGGTTCGTCTCCCGCTTCATCCTTGCGGTGGCGGTTGACGTACATATCGCCGGATTCTTTGGCAGCCTGTTCCAGCACCTGGAGGGCCAGCGCCAGGTTGCGCATGCCCTCTGCCTTCTCAACGATCCTGCCGAGGGCACGCAGACGATAGGCCCGGTTGGCGATCGGAATCTCTGCCGTGTCTTCACGGAAACGCTTGCGTGTGTCGTGGAAAAGCGTGACCCATCTGGCCGCCAGGTTCACCCCGGCACGTTTGGTTGGGTCGTGCGACTCACACTGCTGGCGGGATATCTCAATGCTGAATTCTTGTTTGACCTGCTCTACGACTTGCGAGGGAGTGTCGAAGCAAGCCAACGCCTGAACGATGAAGCTCTTCACCTCATGCTTCAGGGCTGCCATAGGTTGGATTCCGTCTAATGCCTGTCAAATTTCAGGCCGACTTGAGCAGACAGGTTCCGCAGGCCCTCGATATATTCAATTTACCTACCTCAGCAGGCTTGTTTGCAGCGTCGACCAGTCGCTGAACGTCTGGGCTTGCACCGTAGCGACGGACCACACCGACGAACTCTTCTACGTCATGGCCTTGCAGCTTCAGCTTGGGTACACCCTCTTTGGTGAAGGCAGGTTGGCCGTACTGATCAGTCGCTTGCGCCAGGTGGTAAAGCTCATGCTCGACCAGTGCGCAGAAGTCGGCATCGCTGCAGGTTGCGCAGTAATCGGCGGCCAACGTGATGATGAAGTCCGGTATGTCGCCGAACCAGTCACGCATCTGCTGTTCCATGCGAGCCTTCTGCCACCCGCCAGCACGGAAGGCGACTTGCTCGGCCTGGCCAAGTACACGGCGACCCTGCTTCTTGAAGCTTGACGATGCCCACATCACACGGATGTCAGCGTCAATCAGATGTGCATGGTCTTCGTTATGGATGCTGCCGGTGTCGGCAAGGATCTGGGCTTGGAGCCATTCCCAAACCTCAGGAGCAGGCGTCAGACGGGGCGATAGTCCAACCATGTCGAGCACAGAAGCTGGGGGGGCTGGCCTGTACATCTGAATTCTCCTACCAATGTCTTGATTTTCTTTGAAAAAATGTCGAAGAATAACTAGACCACTAAGGATAGCGGCAAGGAGCCACATCAAATGAGTAATGGTTTTTGGCCAACGGTTTCGAAATTGGCTGTAGCGGTACCCATAGCTGCACTGATAGGTGGAGGCCTTACGGCATTAGTGCTAGGGGGTATTGACTACGGACAACTCAGAAGCTCATTGGATAGCGAGAAAAAACGCAGCACGGAGCTATTCCAAACAAACGAAGAATACCGAAAGGCTAACGAGCAATGGAGAGATGCTTACACCAAGCTAAATTCCGAACTTTCGGCCTCAAATGGAAGGCTCAACGAGATGCGGAATGATCAGTGCGAATCAATTCGCACCGACATCTCAATTCTTCAGCGCAAGATCGAAAACGCCTACGGCTTCGTTAACTCGGCAGAACAACGAGCTAACATGCAAGTGATAATGCGACAGCATCAGGACTCCTTGCAGGCATGCTTTGCGTCACGTCGTTAAACTCCTATCGCAAGAGACGCCGCACTAACCCCGCGGCGCCCCCTCTTCACGAATGACCACCGTCCGAACCTTCCCGCCAGTGCATGTATCACGCTTCTTGGCCATCTCAATGGCTTCTGCTGCCGTGGCCCCCATGTCCATCGCGGTGAGGGCATGAGGCATGCCACTTCCCATTGCGTAAACGCTGGAGTGCGACAGCGGAGTCTTCCAGAATCCATCCCGATTGTTATGTCCCACACACCACATGGCCTGTCCGTCGAAGGCGATGGCGCTGCAATCGACATTCCGGTGCTTGGCTCCGAAAAAGCATTCGATCAGCCGCGAGAAATCAGCAGTGGCACCGGTGAGCACGAACTTTACGCCCTCTCGCTCTACAAGCTTTTCGTATGTGTCTGTCTCGATGATTGTGCCGAACGTGATTCGCGAGTCGTAGGCGATCACGCCGTCTTTGTAGGCAATGGTCGTCATTCGTTACTCCACTGTGCAGCGAGGCCAGATCGACCGGGCAAAGGCAAGCGCGCCTGCGTGATCGAGGGCGCACTCAAGAAGGATCATCGGGAATGGTTTGTAGCCGGGTGTCGTGACCATCCAATTCTTCTTGGCCATAGTCACTCGGTACCGCACCAGGTGCTTAAGTGAAGGGGTCGGCAGGCTTCGCGATCGAGCGCACAAACCACATGAAGCCCCGTTGCAGATTGGTCTTACGGTGTCTGCCGCTCTAACACCTCGTTGACCTTGTCGGCGGCGGTGCCAGCAGTCTTTGCGGCCTCGGTCGCCGTCCCTGCTGCTGCCTCAGCCTTGGCTGCTGCACCTTCAACCTTTACGGCTGCCTCGGTCGCGGTGGCAGCTGTGCCTGGGCCTAGGTCGGTTGAGTCCATCTGCTGCTCCATCAATAAAAAGGGCTGAATACCATCAGCCAAGGGAAATAAAAAATGGCGCCACGTTAGCGGCAATGCGATGTCGAGTCGCTAAATAGGCCCTCGTTGAACTTGGCAATCATAGGTTCAAGTGCAGATGCCCCGCACAAGGCGGGGCATAAGGTGCCGAGGATTAAAACTCGTAGCCGATATGACCGTAAGTCGGGTAAGGCTGAGTGCTGTTTTCGAGTGGATCAGTGTGATCCGGATAGTAAACGGCTCGCGCTTTGACGGTAGGCGTAAACCCAAAACGAGCCCATACCACCTTGTTAATGACAATGGAGAAGCTACCATTCGCCTGGATACATGCGTGGGAGCCTGGGAAGGCATTGGTGCTGGTGTACCACAGCGCTTTGCCTGCCCCATCGTAAATTACAAAGTTGCCATCGGTTTGCATTGCAGCCATAACGCCACCTTTGTTTTCCGTATAGGTTGCCCAGATCACGGAGTTGTTTTCGCCGTAAAGAACCAGGTTGCCATCGGTTTGGAACAAAAGAGTCGTCTTGCCAGCGGTAAAGCGCTGCCCGGGGAAAATCAGCGTGCCTGGAGGAATTAGGATAGATGGCTGATCTGGCGTCACAGGAATCGAGGTATTGCTCGCCCATACCGGGATTGCGTCGATAATGACAACGTTACCGTCATCCTGGACTTGCAGGAAGGTGCGCTGTGAAGCGGCGGTGGTGTTCCCGTCTAGGGGCGTACTATTGGTTGAGTTCCAAATTCGCTGCCTCTGAATATCCGACACTCCGAGGTTGTAGTAGATATACGCTAGCGAGACTGGAAAGCCCGTCCCTCGCTGAGGATAGACCTCAGTGGAGAATGGCGTCCCCGAGTTGGCAGCCCAGACAGCAGAGGTTCCATCCCACAACACCAGATTACTGTCGTTCTGGAATATCAACCGAAATCTTTTATTCGGCGAATCCAGGTATTGATCCAATTGCATAGAGGTAAGTGGTGCCAATACTGACAGGCCGTTGGCGGCGAGCGGTTTGTAATTTACAGCCATTGTGTTCACCTATTGAGTCGAATGATTTTGCGCGGAGGATTCCGCATTCATGTCGCTCAAAGGCGATAGCTCGAGGCTCGGGGCCTTCACATGATTCAACGTCCCGCATCGGGAACATTTGATCTGGAGCTCGGTTTTCTCGCCCACACGGGCAAGAAGTCTTTTGCACTGTCCACATCTGAAATCTTTCAACATCTGCAAAGCCTTTTGGTTTTCTGCTAGGCTCCGCCCCGCTCGCGCGAGCAGTGAGGGCCTTGGCTGGCTTGCAGGTACAGTCTGCGATCTGGCGGCTCCGTTGGGTGTTACAGCACCCTCTGGAGTCGCCCTCTCTTTTTTCGCTACAACGCAAAAGCCCCAAACAATGTCGGGGCTTTTCTTTTTCTTCTTCTAGAAATGGCTATACGAAGCTCTACGGCGCTTGCCGCTCTACTGCCTCGTTAACCTTGTCGGCGGCCTTGCTGGCCACGTTTGCGGCTTCCGTTGCCTTCCCCGCTGCGTCCTCAACCTTTCCGGCTGCATCGGTCGCGGTTTTGGCCAGCTTGTTCAGACGCATGTCGCGCTGAATGGTGGCCTCGTCATAACCCCGGCGAACTTCGGCAACCTGGGCGCTGTACCAGCTTGCCAGCGACCATTGAGAAGCACCGAAGCCCAGCGCGAACGAGCCTGTTACCAGCAGCGAGGCAATCACCCACACTTCCAGGCGACGCCACCAGTGGCGAGCGATGAATTCCATCGAGCATCTTTCCATCAGTTGATACCTCCGAGCTGTGCACGCAGACGAGCGATCTCAGCGCTTTGGGTAGTCACCTTTTCTGTGAGCTGGGATACCTGGCTGGTCAGAGCTTCAATCTTCCCTTCCATCCGGCCGACAGCGGCAGCCAGCTCGTTGCGTTCTTTGGCGAATTGGTCCGCCCGAGCCTCGGCTTCTTTGCGCGCCAGGCGTTCAGAGTCAAGCAGTTCATTCAGCCTGCGGACGGTGCCAATGTCGGCGTTGTCCATGGCGCGGTCGGTCGCATCCCTGGAGAGGAATTTCCTCAACCACAGGAAGCCACCCAGCAGGATTGTGCCCGTACCGCCCAGCCAGGTAGCTGTGCCTGGGCCGAGGTCGGTTGGGTCCATTTTTACTCCGGAATAAAAAGGGCCGTCAGGGCGGCCAATGAGGTGCGGGGTACGAAAGAGTCCCTCTCAAGTGGTGCATAGCCGAGGCGAGAGGCATGGAGGGCACAGGGGAAATCCGGACACAAAAAAACCCGCTCGAAGCGGGCTAGATTGCAAAAACATCTTATGGACGCGTTTTTATCCATCGTGAAGCAGGCACCAGCGGCCCTACCTCTAACAGAGTCATGCCTGCTTTCAGATCTCTAGTCAGGACCAGCTTAAATGTCTGACCAACCACGCGGTCATTTTTGGCACCGACCAAAGCGTGATCTCCGTAAAATCCTAGAACGACCTCGTCACCAGAAACCCAGTACGAGGATTGATTAGCAGCAGAGTGCATTCCAACTTTAACGAACAAAATAAACGTCCACAGAAGCGCCACAATGAAAAGCACTATCAGTTTTACGTTCTGAACATAGCCTTTCCAATCATCTACACCACTACTGTTGCCGACATCACCTACCGAAGCATTTTCTGTCGATGACTTTATTTTAGGAGAGCGGGCCAATCCGTAGATTACCCCTAGAGCAAAAATAGCCCCGAAGCCCCAAATACCGAGAGGCGTCAACGAGAAGTAAGCTGCGATGCCACAATTAAATGTAAATGCCAGAAAAATTTGACCGAGCCTATCGCTCCCTTGGAAATATTTTGCGCCGAACAGTATCAAAAGATTCATAGCCAAGATGACCATGATCTCTATCAAATTGTGGAACATTGAGCTAAAGCCGAAGGATGTGAGCTGAACGAAGCCGCTCGGTGCATTGAAATAGTCGAGCCGGCCAAGCTCTATCGTCGCGTTAGAGACGTAAACGATAGGGCCAAAAAGCGCTAAAAAAGGAAGAGCATTTCCAAAAGAAAGCTTGGGCGCGGCCATTTTTGATCCTTCAAGAAAAAGCCCGGACTTTTGCCGGGCTTTTTTTCACTTCCTATGTAAGTTGCCGTAGGCAAAATACTCAATATGGCGAAATGATGCCGCCAGCCGCACGGGAAGTCAAGCGGCTTCTCTCATCTGATAAAGCACCGCGCCAATCGGGCTCAACGCCATGCGATCCAGGTCCTCACAGCAGTCAAAGGAAAGGCGCACGAAGCACTCCCAATCCCGGTCCCAGTTGCACGACTCCAGCCTCACTCCGAACTCACCCATCAGCCACGAACGGAACGCCTCAGGCTTGACCAGCGGATCGTCGTTGGCCGACTGCCCGCCCTGGTGCATGTAGCGATATCGGCGCATCACGCCCTTCACCACATACTCGAGCTTTTCCCGCTTGCCGGCCGTCATGCGCTTGGACTTCGACATGACCATACCGAACACCACGCCCTCTGCCGCCTCGTTTATGTCGTCGTCACGGTTGGCTGCGTACATGTATTCCCCGAACACACGTGCCTGTGGGTGCAGCTTGGCGATAGCAGACTGGATATGCCCGGCCAGTGCGCTGTGCATCGCATGGTTGGCCGTTGGACCTCGTTCCGTGCCCTGCACTACCACGCCGAGCTGAACAACGTCAGAGGACTGGCCAGGTGCTGGAATGTAGGTGCAGTCATGCCACGCCTGACGTGCCGAGTGGATTTTCATGCTGCGTGCCCCTTTTTCAATTCTCTTGTCAGTGCCCGGTACTTGGCTGTCAGGGCTTTCAATTCTTCGATGGTGTACTTCTGGGGATCGTGCGGCCCCTCGAGCCACTCCAAGTTGACGATGCCGATGCGGCGCACCAGCTCAAGCCGGTACTCAACAACGTTGCCGGACTTGTGCTGATTGCACGGAACGCACTGCTTGTGGCAGTTCAGCGGTTCGAAGCGCAGCGCAGGGTTACTCCCGACGGTCCGGTAATGCCCGGCGTCGTACTTGCCTTCGTGGTGTCGGCCGCAACTCACGCAAGGCAACGAGGCATCGCGGTAGCGCACCCACTCGTTGAACGCCTGCTGAGTGTCTTTCATGTGATCGCTGCGAGACTTCAGCTTCTCCTTGCGGGCTTTGAGCTCAGATCGCTCGCGCTGCGCAATAGCCTTGCGCGCCCTATCCTGATTCGCCGGAGCGATGGCCAGGCCGCATGCCCAGCCACAGACTTTCTGACCGAGCTGAGCAGGCACGAACTGGATATCGCATGCCGGATTGTCGCAGGCCCTCTTTTTGCGCTCTTTGATGGTCTTGAGCATCAGTAACGCCCTCCCCATCTGTCCGCCTCGGTCCAGCGGACGCCGCGCTCAGCGCCGAACGCGTGTATAACCTCGAACAGATCGCTGAACCACTTGGCCGACTGCTTGCGGGTCGAGGTGGCCATGACGACGAATCCGCCATCGAGCCCAGGCTCTGCGCGCTGCTTCTCGACGGAAGCACTGAACAGGCACTTCCAGTCCTCGTCTGTGAGCTTCTTGCCGTACCACTCGACCTGCTCGGATACGTCGCGGAGCATTGCCCACATCTTGCGGTTGAGGACGTCAGGACGTTTCTCGTCCTTGATGACCACTACCTTCGGCTTGGTCAGGTCGATGGCGTGCAGTGCTCCGTATAGGCGGTTGAGATCCTGAGTACTGCGTATGGCGAACTCAGTCATGACGCGCCTCCAAAAACGAATACCCACCGCGTCCATTGGGCAGAACTGTTGTGGTGTTGAGCAGGGTCCGGAGTCGCTCCCAGGTGAGGATCATTGCGTCACCTTCACGCCAGCGGACTCAATGGCCTCGCGGCAATCTTTGATTGCGTGGAATGCTTCGCCGGGATTGTCGTACTGATAGTGTTCAGGCAGCTCAATCACCAGAGCTCCTCGGGAGGCCTGCCAGCCAAGCCAAGCGCCATGAACTGCCCCACAAAGGTATTCATCCGGCTCTTCATCGCAACGACTGAGGCTCTCGGTCGCGTCACCGAAGTACCATTCCTGCCCCTTAACCCATACCTCAAACTCTTCACGGATCTTTTCGTTGATGTCAGCCATGGAGAGTGTCCTCGTGCTCAAAGTCGGCAAGGTGGTCAAGGAACTCTTCTTGCTCCTTGACTTGCTTTTTCAGCAGCGCCGCATGGGAGGCTTTCCATGCCCACCATGCGAAATGTAGGGTGCTGGTGCTGTAGGTTTCGTTTCTGCGACTCAGGTAAACCGCAAGCACCGGCTCTCCGGCTTCAAGTGCAACTGCGGTTTCAAACTCTTCACGCATCTTGTCGTTGCTCATCGCCCGCCCTCTCCAATTTCAATTCCTCAGCCTGCTGCTGGAGCAGCGCGAGGCGGTCGGCCAAATCGTTGGCGGCCTTGATCTTCAGTTCATTTCTGCGTTCGGCTGAGGCAGCCCTCATCTCGTTCATGCTGTCTTTCACGGCCTGGAGTTTTTCGCGAACGTCCGGGGTCGGCTTGGCGACTTGTCCGGTCAGCAAGCCAGCGATTGCCTGGCCGTCCTGGGTGATGGGAACCACGTTCAGATCAGCCAGATACGATTGCCCGCGCTCTTGCGGGATGCGCTGCATCTGCACGGCCTTGGTGATCGCCTCGACACGGCGATTGGCGTCGAATCCGACGGAAACGTGCCAGTTGACACCCTTTTGATCGTTGCGGGCCTGAGCTACCAGCCGCTCGTAGGCGCTGATGAACGCCATGCGTGCGCCGATCTTGTCTCCGGCATCCAGAACGGGTTTTGCGGCAGCCAGGGCCAACTGGATCTCATCGGTGACCACCACCGTCTCGTACTCGTCGTTGGTGGTCATGGCGATAGCCCAGGCCTCATCCTTGCCCGGACGACCGTCTTCCGCCTCGATGCGCTGCAGGACGGCGGCCAAAGTGAGTCGGCCAGTCAGCTCTCGGCGGCAGGACCACAAGGCGTTGGCGATCGAACTCATGGAGTGTTCGGCCAAGTCCTCAGCCATCAGCTTGGCGGCCGGCGCGCTGAGTGTCTGCCCGAGCGTTTCAGCAGTGGCGCAGATGGCCATGCTCAGTTCAGCGGTTTCGGCGAAGGAAAGCATTGCTCTCACCCCCTTCCAAAATGCTGCGACTGGCTTCCTGAGCTGCGTTGACGTTAGCCTGGGTGTCTTCGATCTGACGAGCAGTTCTGCCATTCATCTGGCGGCCGGTGGCCCACTGGGTGTGATACGCCTCAGCCTTGGCGATCAGATTTGTGAGGCTGTGGCAGTCGTTGACGATCCGAGCGTCGTTGATGGTCAGGTAGTACGCGGCAACGCTGTGAGCGACATCGACACCCAGGCGATCAACCAGCTTGCCCAAGATGCCGCCCGCAGCAGCGTTCCACACCGGCCAGCACTGGTAGCGCTTTCGGTACGCCATCGCGTAATTCGCCCATGCCTTGAAGGTTTTGCAGGTCTGGTCCTTGGGGCCTGGCATGTCAGCCGGGATTTCGACGCGTGGCGCATCTGGCCGGTCGACCACAAGCACCAAACTGCCCGACTGGTTCGGCCCCGCCGAACCATCCAGCAAGTCCTGACTTGTACCCTGATTGGTATCCTGATTATTGGTATCCTGATTTGTCGGAGATTTTTCCGACCTTGGCTCGGATTTTTTTCCGACCTTGCTCGGAGATTTATCCGAGGTTGATCGGATTTTTTTCCGACCTTTGCTTTCTGGTGGGGTCGGATATTTTTCCGACCCATCAAGCTTGCGATTCCATTCGGTCGCTTTCTCGGTAAGACGAAAAAGTGTGATGCTTGATGTGCTGGAAAGCTCAATGAGACCGGCCTCCTCCAACACCTTGAGCATGCGGTACGCGGTGTCCGGCTTGCCGGTCAACAAAGGCAGCTCTTCGACGATCTTCGCCTTGCTGAGCGCAAAGAAAATACCGTCATCAGTTTTCATCGGCTTTGCCCAGCTTGGGCAGCCGTAGACGAACGCGAACAGCAAGGCCTGCTGAGAATTCAGCCCCCACTCCAACGCCTTCACCTGATTGATCGTTACGGTGAATTGCATATCAAGCCTTACCGACCAGTCGGGCCAGTTCGAGGAAGCGATCGACGTACCAATGCGGCTGCGTCTCGCGTGGGCAGTTGGGGCTGGTGAGGTTCTTGCCGTAGCGCATGCCCTTTTCAGTGATGGACCAAAAAGGCACCATTTCCTGTTTCGAGTTCTTGCGCTCAAGGGTCTTGAGGTAGCCGTGACGCTCAAGCAGGCGATTGAAGGCTGCCGCTGTGCTGGCGATGGCGTTGTCTTTGAGCAGTGCCGTCAGTGCTTTGGTGGGCATGGAGCCGCCGCCATCACCAGCGTCCGGGGCGGTGTCAACGGCATAGCTGGGCAGAAACTTCGGATCTAGACCGTTGTTCTCAGCGATCTTGGTCAGCATCATCATTTGGCTGGATGGCGCAGGCTTCAGGAGGCGCGTGTAGCACTCCATGATGGCGATCTCGCCTATCACCTTGGTCCCGTTTGCCTTGACGGCTTCGCGTGACGCCGCATGCTGCTCCAATTCACGCCAGCGGCGGATGACTGCCAGGCGCATCTTCGCGCTATAGCCGGTCAGCAATGTGTCGGTGAGGTCTCGATTCAAGTTGAAGCACGGAAGCTTGCGCCCCGTGCTGTCCAGGTACTGAGCCGAACAATCGGCCCAGTCGATTTCGAGGTCGGTGAGCATGGATCGGATATCAGCTAGAACGTGCTTGTGAGCCTTCCCGGTGAGTTTGGCGATTTCGCGCGACGACATAGTCCGCGCCACAAAATCTGAATCATCATTTTGTGGCGCGAGCAGTGGCGATTTGACAGATGATTTGGACATGGGCATTATTCGCTCCAGAACTTTGTTGTATTTGCTGTTGAAGAAACCACCCCGCCAGGTGGTTTTTTTATGCCTACCTTTTGGAGCCGCTTACCTGTTAGTGCAGGTGCCGGATCCCCTGAATTGCCTGTGTCCCTCTTGAATCTGCTCATTTCTTCATCCTCCAAAACCGCGCATGCGCGGAATTACGCGGCCCTTAGCGACTCTCGAAGCACTTGGAGCGAGTCGATTGCTTCCTGAATTGCCTTATCGCCCTGCGCCTTCTCGTGCTGGCTGATGTGGTTGTCCACGGTGGCGTCATAGATCAGGCGCTTGACGTCTCCGGACTCGGCCGCAAGATGTGCCAGGGCTGCAAGCAGCGGTTTCGGCGCTGGGCGCTGGCGCTCTACGACATCGCATCCGAACTCGTCAGCAAGGGCTTTAAGCGGCCGCAGATCATTCGTGTGCAGCAGAATCCCGAACAGATGCTCAATGGTCAGGTGATGAGCATCGTTGTCTGGGTTGGCGCGCTGGAGCAGGCTCACGTGAGCGACTCCCATTTTCGCTGCCAGGCTCTTGGCCTCGTTTTCGAGTACTGCGCTCTGGCAGGACCGCAAGAAATTTTCCATTCGTAAAACCTCTGTTCTGTTTCCGTGGTGCCCCGCGTTCAAGCTGGGCAATATCAATTCACCGAAGCGGCGGGACGGTCTTTTAAGCAGCCATTTCGGCCCAGGGAAACGACGGGCAAAGGGACTCTTTTTTGAAAGCACCTCCGGTCAAAGCCTCCGCGCGCTTGGCAATTACTGGAGACATCCCATGCTTTTCCCGAACCCATCCGGAAACGGTGCTTTGATCAACTTTGAGCTTTTCAGCTGTGGCCTCCTGGGTGCCGAAGAAGGCAACGAGGTCCTTGTAAATACTGTTCATGCTGCCCCTCCATACGGGAATACCCATATACTAGATTATGGGAACACCGATTTGCAAGGATATGGGAGCGCCCGTAATACTCAACGGATGGAATTTAAAGACCGATTAAAGGCCGCAAGGCAGCACGCAAAGCTCAATCAAGCAGAATTGGCAGTCCGCGCGGGCATCACGCAGACATCTATTTCCGACTTGGAGCGTGGAAAATCCAAAGCAACTGCGCATGTGGCGAAGATCGCCGACGCCTGCGGCGTGAATGCACTGTGGCTTTCGGACGGAAAAGGCGACATGACAGCAGTCATCACGTCTAACGAACCCTCCAACGTATCCATGGCTGAGCAGCCGACCCGCATGTACCGATACCCTCTGGTGAGCTGGGTCGCCGCTGGCGAGTGGTCAGAAGCGGTTGAGCCTTATGCGCCAGGTGCTGCTGATGACTACGATGTGTCTGACTACAAGGCCAAGGGCCCGGCGTTCTGGCTGGAGGTCAAAGGAGACTCGATGACGGCGCCTACTGCCCCTTCGATTCCAGAGGGCTCGCAGATCCTAGTGGACACCCGCGCAGACGTGCGCCCAGGCAAGCTGGTGATCGCGAAGCTGGCCGGCAGCAACGAAGCGACATTCAAAAAGCTGGTAGAAGATGGCGGAGTCAGATATCTGAAGCCGCTGAACCCGGCCTACCCAACCGTGCAGTGCTCGGACGACTGCAAGATCATTGGTGTCGTGGTCAGGTCGCTGACGAAATTTGCCTGACAGCCCGTGTCATCTGGCGCGGCGGGGGATTTGTAGGTTGTAGCCTGGCAAACAGGATTGAATGTTTCACAAGGAAAAGTGCAGTGATTCTCAGTGATGCTCTGATCTCAAAGCTACTCAATACCCCTAAATCGGTGACGAACCCTGCCGCTAAAGGAACTGTCAGAAAGAAGTCTGAAAGATTCACCTATCAGGTTGAGTCTGATGATGGCTCAAAATCATTTGAGTTATACACCCGGCAGAATACCCTGGACCCAGAAGCCTACTCGTGCGGTTTGGTGTTTCTTGCCGGGAACGGCGAGAGGGTGCCGCTGGCCCGGTATAATGGAAGCAACCACACTCACCGAAATCCACTTGAAGGTGATGAGCTCATCGTGAATAAGTGCCATATACATAAAGCGACGGAGCGCTACATGGATGCTGGTGACAAAGCTGACAAATACGCCGAGACTACAGATAGATATGACAGCCTTGCGGGTGCGCTAGACTGCATGCTACGTGACTGCAATATCAGTGGTTTTGATACTAAAGACGATACTACCTCCGGACAGATGGGCCTTTTCTGATGACTGAGATTGCGATGCTCAAAAAAACCCTATGCGCCGCGTTTTGCGACGACGTAGCGGTGCGCGAGCGCGGTGATCTCTTGACGGTATCAATACCCATGACTGCGCGTGACGGCGACCAGTTCACGGCTTATCTGACTCGGATGAATGGCGGCTGGAGGATATCCGACGCGGCCAACACGATGATGCGCCTCAGCTATGAAAACGACCTTACAAGGCTTTTCTCTGGCCCAAGAGCGAAGCTTTACGAAACAATTCTCGCAGAGTCTGGCCTCGCTGAGGATGACGGCGAAATATATATCGAGGTAGCAGCCGACAAGGTAACGCGCGGAATTTTCGACTTGGGCCAGGGGCTTTCACGAATCGAGGATCTCGCGCTTTGGTCTAAAAGTCGCGTGGAGTCGACCTTCTATCATGATCTCAAGGCCGCCCTTTTATCCATTGTCCCTTCTGAATCCGTTGAAGAAGGCTATGAGCCTGAGGTTTCGGGTGGGGAAGACTATGCGGTCGATTACCGAATCAATACTGGCGGCCGTCCGGTTTATTTGTTTGGGGTAAACGGCAAGGATAAAGCCAGACTTACCACCATTACCCTTCTCCATCTGAAGGCCGTTGGCAACAAGTTCGATTCGATAATCGTGTGCAATGATGCTACTGATCTCCCAAAGAAAGACCTGTCGAGGCTAATGTCCGCAGCGAACGATATTGTGCCCAACATCCTTGACTTGGATTCCCTAAGGGAAAAAGTCTTGCACCGAATCAATTAACCAAAAGACCGGCCTTAGCGCCGGGCTTTTTCGTTCTACCCTTGCACGCCCTCTGCTGCCGATCAGACGCAAGCCTCCTCAGCCTCATCTCACCTTTCACCTCAAGTACGAGCCCGACAATATCCCGGATCGTCACCAGCGCCGCAGTATCGATGCCTGT